GGTAATCGGCAAGGCAAAGGGCGGGGTTAGTTGAGTAAGCCCATGTCGTTCTATCATCTACTCTCTGTGAGCCGCTCCCACCTGTACGAGTCGAGTCAAGTCTAGGGTCATAGACTTTTTTACCTTGCACAAGGCAAGTAATCTCTGGCTTGCCTGTTTTGTAAACCGTCTCGTCATACTGATAGGTAAGAGCCATATAAGCAACGCCACGGCCGCGATGATTAGTCGTCCATTGGCTAGGAAATGCTTGGGCTAGTTTCCAATCTACCGTTTGCGAGATTGTTCCTGTATATCTTCGCACCCATGCCTTATTGCTATAGGTTCCAGAGGTAACTTTTCCGTCATTATCACTACCTGTAATAGCGGTAATCGTTCCAATCGCAGAACGATTAAAGTAAACCGTTCCAATTTGATTAACCTCATGTCCTGCAACGGCTAAAACTTGATGCAAAAATTCGTTATTCGAGCCAGAGACCATAGGGGGGATTACATTCATCCCTGCGATAAGTTGTTCTCCGTAAACAATACGACGAGGCTCTACGGTTCCACTAAATTCAATATCGTTACGAACCTTGCTAATTCTCGGGATTCCGATAAGGGCAATCGTGATCTTATTTAAGGCATAAATACCGCCGGCTATAACCGCAGCAGTAACTACCGTAGCAGCAACGTATGCAGCGGCACCTGTTGCACCTAAGTATGCAACAGTCCACAGGGCTGCTTGAAAAATTGATTGAGGCATTAGATAGTCCAGTAACAAATAGTGACCGATCTAGGCATATAGATAACGCCAGATTCGGAAACGGCTGCGATAGTATTTCCGACACAAATCCCTAATGTGTCGCCCAATGAACCATCAAACATCACAACATCGCCGCGTTGTGCGCGACCTGTTTTTGATTTTCCAAGATAATTAGAGACGGCTGCTTCTATTCCGCCTTCCTCTACAATGTATTTAATAGCGGAATCTTGATCGTGATATTTTTCTTTTAATTTTTCAGCAAATGTAGAATCGCACATCGCATCGACAACTTTTGCAGAGAAAAGACAGCAATCGTTATCGCCCCAAGCGAAAGGTTTAGATTGATGCTGCTCAATCGTAGACCACATTTTTTCAAGCCAATCTGATCTTCTAATCATTGCTGTTGTGTTGGTCGCGTATTAGGGTCTATATAAATTCCACCACCGCCATAGTTAGTATCTCTGGCTCCCCATTTACCGACAAATCCTTGAATCGTATGAATTAGATCGAAGAATCTATCGTTAGGATGAACAACTTGCTGATCTTGATTTGTATATCTGGCAACGCGAGGCTCTCTACGAAGGCGATGCTCACAAGTTAGTTCGATTACCGCAGAGCCTTTATCAATGTTAAAGGTCATTTGATTCATTCGACCTTCCCAGATCGTTTCTGGGGTATCGATAAATGCTCCTGTCGCTTGATTGATAAAGCCTAGGTAAAGAGTGACAGGTCGATTTTGATAAATCTCCGTCATCGCAGGAGTAATAAATACGCTATCTACGCCAGAAAGCGTGAGTTTTATCCCTCTAGCGACAATATCTACGCTTTCGTCGATGATATCTACGCCTCCGAATCGTCCGATTCCAGAGTAGGTATTGCCACCAAACGAAAGCGATCCCGCTCCATCGTGTACGCGAATAACGCCAGAGGCAAAGTCAATATCTGCTAAGACAACAACAACGATAGAAGCCTTTGCTGCCTCGGTTGCGTTATCGTTAGAAACAAAACGAGTCATGTGATGTCTTCGATAAGGTTAATTTCAATATCAGAAATAATACCCGGACTCGTCTCCCAACTTGTAGAGTCAGCAGCGAGCATAAATTTACCCATTGGGGAGCGAAAAATAACCGGCGCATTGTCAGCAGGGGAGGTTCTAAGAGAAGGCTCGAAGATCATATAGCCGTTACCAGAGCCGTCCGAGTTAACATCGGCCGTTAGTCTTTTTAACTCTCCGTTAACCTCAAACCAATCACCGGCTCGAGCAACTCCATTTGTAGATGTTGGCAAACCGTCAACGATAAGTTTATTTCCGGTTTGCGATGCGCCGTTTACTAGGATGCAACGGGCTGCGGAAACCCAAGAAAGAAATTGAAAATTTCCAGCAGATCGACCGCTAATGTAATCGTAAAAAGAAAAATGCGTAGAAGTGCCGGAGGCTGCAAAACTATCAACGTAGTAGCCGTCAGCCGTTCTAGTCACGCCGTTAAGCACATCAGTTGCACCTTGAGTCGTTCCCGCCTCTATAGAGGCTCTAGCGTTACCACGCCCTGCATAAAGCAGCATACGAACCGCATAGGGAGCCGAGGTGACGGTCGTTGCTGCCGATTGATAAACATATCGATCAGCGGTTACGCCGCTGCGGAAAAGCCTAAGACCGAAATGACTATCAGCCGAGATTTCTAACTCTGCGTTGCTAGAAGTCCAACCCGTTGTGTTAACCGTAGCGGCGTTATTACTCAATAACTCGGGGCAGGAAATAGAGCCGGCAATCGTATAGGCGGGATCTGTAAAGTAAACCCTGTTAGTTCTTCCACGCAAAGCGGCAAGCAAAGCAAGTAGCCTTCTGCGCTTTTGTCCTGTAGTCGCTCGATAGATAGCGCGAACGCTCCATCGCAGTCCGGGTCGAGAAACAGTACGAGTAGCACCAGAAAGCGGTGATAAAAATACCGCGCTATTGTCAACTAGCGTCCACTCGATACTAGAAGCAACAAGGTCGGGAGGTAGAACGTAATCGGTCATCGGCCTATCCCATAACGTCTATCAAGTTCGTCGAAGATACGACGATTATTTTCCTTCAAGATATTTGGCAAGGCTTTTTGCAAGTCAGCCGTAGCACCTCTAGCGTCGATGTTATAAACAGGGGCCAAAGTTATGCCTCCCATCTTGTTATTCGGAACAATGTTTCCAGATGCATTGGGGACAAATATCTCTGGGCCACGCTCACCTACTAGGTAAGACTTACCGCTAGATACAGGGCCACACATAGCGCGAGTACCGGAAAGAGACGAAACGGCTGCTTTAGCAAAGTTTGCAAACATCCCTGTGCCGCCGGTAAACATGCCGAAGAATGAGAGCAGTATTTGTTGTGCAATCAACTGCGCCACCATCTGCCGCAGCATATTTACGAAACTTGAAAGCATCCCTCTTAACCCGCCCTCAAATGGATCAAACAGAAAGTTTGCAAAAATGTTTTGGATATTTTGGGCAGCAGTCCTAGCAAACTCCGTCATTCCGTCAAACTTATCTGACAGGTCTGGGATACCAGCACCAATATTTTCTATAAGAGCATTAACATCTTCAGATACTTTTTCGTTTATATCAAAAAATGTATTTGCTACGCTATCTTCAATGTTTTGCAGATAGTCTTTTATTTCCTGTTCGTTTTTAAGTTTGACTCTAATTCCTTCTATATGATCATCGAAGGCTTGTTGTGCTTCTTTTGCAATCCTAGTGGCTTCTTTTTTAGCAGCCTCGGAATCCTTGAATCCCGGCAAAGACATATTTTTCTGTGCATTAGCAAATGCAGCATTAGCCGCTGCAATTTCTTGAGGCGATCTTGTCGGACCAATCTTCGCCCCTAATGCTTTTTCAGTAAAGCCAGGAATTAAGGTCATCGCTCCTGTTTGACCAGATAGAACGTCGAAAAATTTAGTTAATGCAGGAGCAGCCTTAGCAATCAATGTTGTAGCGAAGGCATCATAACTTTGCCCTAATCTTTTTATTGCATCATCGGCTTGTGCCAATGCTTGAGCCTGTTCCGTAGATAAAACGGCACCTAATCTTTCTGCTTCTTCTCTTGCCGCTCGTATGCCTTCCGCACCAGACTCAAACATCGGGAGAAGATCAGCGCCAGCCTTGCCAAACAACTCAGTTGCCGCTCTAGCCCGATCTGCCGGATCGGTAAGCATGCTAATACGATCCGCGATCAACTCGAATTGCCTATCTGGATTTAGAGCCTGTATTTCTTTAAGCGAAAGCCCTAATGCGTCGAGTGCTTCTTTCTGGGACTTGCCTCCGCTACTGGCTTCAGACAATGCAATCTGCATTTTCCGCAAAGCAGTAGACAGGGAGTTAAGATCGATATCAGATTGTTTAGCGGCATAGGCAAGACTAGAAAAGGCTTCTGCTGCGATACCGGACTTTGCGGTAGCCTTTGCGATCTCGTCTCCGTACTGAATTGCGGCAGACGCAGTTCTAGTTAGGAATTGACCAACGGCTGCCACACCTATTCCAGCAAATGCCCTTTTAAGCAAAGAGGCTTGGTCTCCAATACCTTTTAGTCCACGCATCGCAGAATTGATTGCGTTCTGCGTCTTGTCGACTGCGGTAATGGTTACTTGTGCTTGCGCCATGCTCGCTCCTGATCCTCTGCCTCTAACTTACACGCGGCAAGTAGATAGTAGAAGTCGCTTTCGGTCATTTCAAAAATCTGATCTGGGAGGACGTGCAACCGTAACGATAAAGCGTAAATCGCCCTAAGTTGCCCGTCCTCGATCAGTTTTTTTCGGCATCCTCAACACTTGGAACTGGAGAGTTCATAGCCGAAACGATCTGAGTAATAACCTCTGGATCGTATTCGTTCATCAACTCCATGCGTTCGGCTTTACTAAAAAGCCTCTTACCTTCTTTATCTCTTGCTCTAACTATAAGGGTGATCGCCATAGCCTCTAGGTCGAGGATGGTTTCATCGCCCTTTTGTTTAGCAAGCATAAAGATTTCACGACGCTCGGAAAGCGTCATGTCGGGCCAGAAATACACGGTGGTATTCCAAGCCGGTACAGGTATCGCAACTAACGTCTCTGGCTTGCGCCGTTCAGCGAATTGCGATTTCGCCTGTTCTTTCCAGTTCATAAAAACCCTCTATTAAGAAGTTGCCGCCGTGAGTGCGCCGTTACCAATAAAGTTAAAAGTGATTTCCGTGATCGCGCCACGCTGCACGTTACGGGTGATTTCCGTAATCAGCGCGTTACCGCTATAACGAGTATCTCCGCTATCTATGCCTTCTGGGGCGAGAACCAGAGAAATGTTAGAGCCGGTCGTCATCGCGACTTGACCGCTCGTATCGGTTTCATCCCAGAAAGCAGTAACGCTACCGCTCCATCCGGTGATCGCAACCGTCTGATAAGTTTTTGCTGTATCAGCAAGGGTCGTATCTTCTGCATATTCGGCAGTAACCGTGAAAGAAAATCCGGTCACTTCCGCAACCGTATTTGACCCGACACGCACCAAGCCCTCTGTACCGTGATGAGTTGCCATATTTGCTCCTTAATTGATAATAGTTCCAGCGTCAGTCTCGGCAGTCCGGTAAGACACGCGGAACTGCATCCTCGCAGACCCTATCGGCGCATCGCCGCTAAAGTCTAGCGTTATTTGTGTATCCGTTAAGATACAATCCTTTGCCTTGCCATTAAGCGTGTAATTTGCGCCGATAGCGTTCTCGACCGACTCGCATAAACGATCAAGCCTGTCGTTTAGATAGTCCGAATCCCTAGCCACGACCTCTACGGTCAAGATCAAATCGCGATCAAATTTTCGTGGATACGTTAGGGTTGTGGTTGTTACGGAATCTGTATTCGTATAAATCAAAGCCATTGAAACTGTATCGGGTGGTATCGGATAAACGCGAGAAGCCGAAATCGTATTTGCTACGGCAGCGGTCGTCAGTATAGAAACGACCTCATCTCTAATTTGCGTTCGTGCGTGTGCCATTAGATGTTTCCAGTTTCCTGTATCAGATATGCACCGGCTTCGGTGAGCAAGTTTGCACCGTTCTCTAGCAAGATGTTATTAACTACCGCTTCTTCATACTTAGTTAAGAATTCAAGTTGCAATACCGTTACGCCAGTTCCGTCTGCTTTGAAATTCCTTACTTTGTATTCTTCGCAATCTATTAAAAGAAGATCGCCGTATTCCGGTCTGCACGGTAATGCAGCGGTCGGGATCGTGAACATAGGCGTTGCACTTGCGAACTCTACTTCGGCTACATCTACGCCTTGATAGGGTTCGTCGAAGATGCCTGTGATCTTGTACCGCGACTTCCTGTTTTTATAAATCGCTTCCGAGCCGAATTGCGTATCCCCGAGATCGACAATGCTTTTTAGCCACTTGTCCATTAGGGAGCGTCCAGTTCGGTAGATTCTTGTAGAACGAGAGTCGTCACGCCTGTGCCGTCAGATTTGAAATTCCTAACGGTATAGGCTTGGCACTCGATGATGACCTTATCGCCCTCTACAGGCTCTATCGGTAGAGCCTTAGTCGGAAGCATGATAACCGGCTGCGTACTAGCGAATTCTGCCTCCGCAACCTGCACCCCTTGGTAGGAATCGTCGAAAATGCCTTTCAAGTTATACGAGGTTCTCTTGCGCTTATAAGCGAACGAGATAGCAGCATCGCTAAACAAGGTCGCCATATCCCAACCCGAAGCGATTTTCTGTTGCGCGAACATTGATCGGCGGTCGAAATCAGTTTCAAACGCCATACGTCACGCTCCACATTTCGCTAGTCGAGGTTGGCCCGAGCCGTCTAACCTTGCCGCTAAAGGTCGTCGTGAAAAGTCGATCCCACTCTTGATAGGGCCGCGCAGAGGGATGAAGGTTTACCCCGTCCCAATAGGTCGGGTAATCCGCAGCCGCGATAATGACGACCCCTCGGCAGACTCGCTCCAATTCCTTTAGGGCGGGGATAATGTCCGGCTCTAGGATATGTTCTATAACATCGATACAGGTCACTACGTCGAATGACTTATCCCTAAAAGGCAAGTCAGTAATGACCGCTTGGTGGATATTACCGCCGCATAATTCGGGGACTGCCTCGGTTCCTGTAACTGACGTAAAGCCTGTATTAGCCGCTGCTCGAAGCAACTCCCCCCTGCCACAAGATACGTCTAGCAAATCCCCTGTATAGCCCTTTAATGCAGCCATAACAGGAAATAGCCTATCGTCGCTCATCGCATAGTGCGAATAGCGGCTATAGACGTTCCTGTATTTCTCAATCTCCTTTGCGCGGTCGTCCACGCTTTTTCTCCGGTTCTTGGAATACGTCATCTAGGAAAGAGGGCTTGGCGTAGGGAGCCGCCATGCCTCGGCTGATCATCCATCTGCCGAACGTATCGTCTACGTCTACCACTCGACCTCGCTCTAGGGTTTGCCCGTTATAGAGACGGGAGCGGAGCATTTCGACTTTCATAGTGGAGCAAATACCTTTGTAAGACAGCCAGAGGCGACTTTAACCTTTTGAGGCTCTTTCATGTAGTCCCGAACCTTAACCCACGCTTGGATGTTAGAAATTCCATCCTCGACGCGCAGATCGCCTAATTTGCTATGCCAGTACCGGCGAGTGGTCATATAGTTATCGCATCCTGCGACATAGATTTCATCGAATCCGAGAAACCCTGCAATCCAGACCGCCGTACCGCCAGAGAATCCGAAGTCTGGAACTACCCCAGACCAAATATCACACGCATCTTTATGGTGCGAAATAACCGGAGCGTGACCCTTTAGCAAGGGCCAAAGTTCCTTATCTTGATAAACAATGTAATCGAGAGAGAGCAGGAGAGCGTGCTGATTGACTCCAATCCACACGCCCCCCTGCAATAGCAAAGGCCGCACCGCCTTGATGTCCTCCACCAAGGCAGGGCCGCCACCGAGGACAACACAACGCTGCCCCCGATGGCTTCCTTCTAATGCGGCTAGATCAATCACTATTAGGTCGTGACGATCTCGTTGCACTCCGCGAACGACTCGGGGTGGCGCACAGCAAAGTCACAGTCGTGGAAAGCCACGATGCGAACCGTACCGGCGTTGCTGCCCGAATACTGATCGACGAGGAGGTCGATACCCGACCACTGACCGATCAAGAGGTCGCTCCACACGCCGAAGATCATCGCAGACAGATTGGATCCGCTGCCCTTCGACAGATTGGACGGCATCTGCTGAGAGACGTAGATCGGATAACCGTAAAGGTTATTCATAT